TCGAAGGCATGAAACGCGCATACCAAGATGTATTATCGGAATTTTCAAAAGCAAAAGAACTAATTACAAAACACTCATGAGAAAATTAACCCCCTGAACTCGACTATTTTCTCCGGACATTCCGGTTAAAGAGGCTTTTTATTAAACGCATGAGACAGGATAAATATTTCAGACCAGACACAAAAGTGGAAACACTCGCATGTGGATTCTTTTGGGGGTCTACTCCGGAGGGACATGAATTTTGGCTGAAATACAATATTCTATTTTGTGTCTGTGGGCTTTTTCCGGTACAAAGAAAACGGAAATAAAATTATTTATATATTTGCCCTATGCCAGCAGGACAACCAACAAAGTACAAATCTCAATACGCCAGCCAAGCGTATAAACTTGCGTTGCTTGGGGCTACGAATGAGAAACTGGCGGATTTCTTTGAGGTTCATGTGGATACGATCGCGGAATGGATTAACGTTCAACCTGAATTCTCCGACGCTCTAAAAGAGGGAAGGGACTTGGCCGACGCAAAAGTCTCCGAATCGCTATATAATCGGGCCATAGGATACTCACATAAGGCGGTTAAAATGCAACTTGACCGAACTGGTAAATGGCAAACAATGGAATACACCGAGCAATATCCGCCCGACACACTCGCGGCAATATTCTGGTTAAAGAACCGACAGCCTGATAGATGGCGTGAAAAGTCAGAAGTTTTAAACAAAACCATCACCGTAACGGTGGCGGATGAGGAAGAATAAAAGTTATGCAAAAACCAACTATCGGCCGTATCGTTATGTTTAACGCCGGCCTCGAAAAAGACCCAGACTTACGCGCTGCAATCATTGTACAGGTTCACAATGAAACATGCATTAACCTTAAAATATTTGGACGTAACAGTTCATAGGTCGACCAAACATTAACATCGGTCGTTCAAGGAAACGGGGAATTTCAATGGAATTGGCCTGTGATGACCTAAAGATAAGACGGATTTGGCGTCCGAATGCTCACCTACCCGGTTATAACCTTGAGCAGTGACACCCGGCAAGGCAGTACAGAAAGCCAGATCCGTTTAAAATTAACAGGCGCTACACCGGCAAGGACGTTGCCGTGCTTTACCGATAATGTTTGTGCTACTTCTTTAGTTTTGATCAAAGCGTAGCGCCTGTAAAACATAAAGGGCGTGTGGGTGGTTTTTAGAGAGAGGGTCTTTTCCACCTCGCGTCCTTTTACCTTAAATTGACACTATAACCGACCGCCAAAGGTGAAACATCCTACGGATTAGCGGGTAGTGGCCGCCGGCGGTTATTTTGTCCAAATTATCAAATATATGAAGTCCAAACACGACGAGACAATCGAAGAAATCCAGGCCCGTACAATGCACTGTACCGCCTGTAAAAACGTCAAATTCGGCATTAAAACCCGTTACGCCGTCCCTCATACTTGCGGCATAGATTCGCCAATGGCAATTATTCGGAAAGCAAGTATTTATTATGGAGGTAAAGTGGCCGGCCTGGAAGAAAATCATTAATGAGCATTTTATTCCGTCGGTTCATAATACCGACAGGTATCTAATCGAATGGGGAGGGCGCGGCGCCGCCAAGTCTGACGCCATCGCCAAAAAACTCATATTCCGGTGTTTGAGTGAGCGATATTTCCGTTACTTGCTTGTCCGGGAGAATTACAATACCGTCAAGAATAGCCAGTGGCAAACCCTGAAAGACATTATCCACGATCTTGGCCTCGAGACGCTGTTTATATTCAACATCACGCCACTTGAAATCAAATGTGTAAACGGCAACAAGTTTATTGCTGTCGGTTGTGATAATGTAGCTAAAATCAAGTCGGTTAAAGATCCATCCGGAGCATGGTATGAGGAAGATATTCCGGATGAAGATGATTGGACAACGATCACCACCTCGATCCGAACCTCAAAGGCAGACTACCTACAGGAAGTATTTACGATTAACCCGGAGGTCAAGGGCGCTTATGAAGATAATTGGTTTTGGAAGCGGTTTTTTAAAGATCACGCCGAAAAGACGTTCAGCGACTACACAACGATTATGATCGATAAAACACCGGTCAAAATCGGATACACCTCACACCACTCCACCTATAAAAACAATCGCTGGATACCCAACGAATTTAAGGCGTTTTTGGAGGACATGAAGCGAACCAACCCATATTACTACACCATTTACACCCTTGGCGAATGGGGCAATAAAATGTCCGGCGGCAGGGCTTATAAAGCCTTTGACCGTTCCAAACACATTGCCGGCAATACATACAATCCAAATTTTGCCATTCATGCCGCGTTTGACTTCAATGTTAAACCGTATATGACTATGACGTTGTGGCAAGTATACACTTATCCAGACGGAATGAGACGAGCGTTCCAGATTGATGAGATCCTGGGAACCGAGCCGCTAAACAACACGAAAGGCGTTTGCAGGATGTTCCGGGATAAGTACTATGCCCATACCGCTGGTTTGTTCATTTATGGGGATCCAGCCGGACGACATCAGGACACCAGACAGGAACGAGGATTCAACGATTTTTCCATTATCGCTAAGGAATTAAGGGCCTACACACCCCGAATTCGGGTCGCTGATATAGCGCCGCCGGTTGTTCAGCGTATTGCATGGATTAACTCCATGCTGGACGCACCAGAGATCTATAAAATCGCGCTGTACATCAATGACAAGTGCCAACACACCATAATGGATTACATCTATGGAAAGGAAAACGCCGACGGAACTAAATTCAAGGAGAAGGATAAAGACGATGGCGGTGTGTCATTCGAGCGATACCACCATATAACCGACGCGAACGATTACTTTTTAACGATGTTGTTCCGTTCGGAATTTAATTTATACCTTCGTGGGAACCGACAACGTGAATATCTTGCCGGGAAAGAACGTTCGGATTTTAACCACCGATAAATGGCGTACCTTGTTAAATCGGATTTTTCGCGTCTTATCGCTATCAATCTACTCGACGAAATACTAACTCAAGCCGTTGAAACGTCAGGATTAACGGCAGACGAATGTTTGTCCAATGCCATAGATATGGCAATAGCCGAGGTTAAAGGATACTTGAGTGTTAGGTTTGATATGTCGACAGAGTTCGCAAAGACCGACAACACCAGGAATCCAAATGTAATTCGGGTTACGATTCACATCGCATTGTACAACTTACATTTCACATTGAATCCGCATGATATTCCGGAAATGCGGCAAAAAATCTACGACCACATTTGTGGAAAGGACGGCGAATTAGCGCAAGTCCGAGACGGCGTTTTGATTTGGGATCTGCCGGAAAAAGCAGTGGAGGACACGGCAGGCAAAAACCGCATTGAAATCTATTCCGCTTACAAGTTCATAAGCAAAGAATTTACCGACCCACAACTCAATCCGAACATACCATGAGCCAAACCAATAGCACGGTAAGGAAATCCACTCCCGCAAACTACATCACGCAAAAGCAAAAGTATCGCATGCGTGAGGATATGCTAAGGCTTAAATGGGCCTTGGATGATTGTGAGAATATCGTAACCTATAACCGGGAGCAACTCCACCGGATTTACCGCGAGATCTACCGCGATCCGCAATTAAGATCCCAATGGACAACCCGGAAGTTAAAAACGATCGAAAAGGAATTCCGGATCCTGGATAAAAACGATAATCCGGTCGACGATGCAAAGGCTATATTAGAAACACAATGGTTTATGGATCTCATGGACGAGATCCTGGAATCTAAATTATGGGGATTCCGATTGATTGAGTTTGGCCCGGTTGTGAATGGGAAACTTACATCCTATAGGGATGTAAATAACCGTGTCCATGATCCAATTAATGTGATTGAGCCAGACAACGTAAAACCTGAATTCGGGGTAATTGTTAAAGATCCTGCCTTTGTTGACGGGATTCCATTTGAGGGTGGCCCATGGGATAAAAATCTCCTTTTCGTCGGCCGACGCCACGACATGGGAATCATGGTTTCGGCTGTTAAATACGTCCTGTTTAAGAATAATTGCGCGGAGAATTGGAGTGAATGGGCGGAAGTATTCGGGATGGATATTCGATACGGCAAGACGTACGCGGAGGGTGACGCACGCCAAGCCTTTTTGGATACGCTTAAAAAACTTGGTTCAAGTGGTTACGGTGTGATCGATAAAGAGGACGAGATCATTTTCGGTGGCACATCCAGAACAGACGCGTATAAGGTTTACGAGTCGTTAATGGACACGACCGACAAGAACCTGGCAAAACTGATTTTTGGGCAAGATGTGGTAAGCAATAACACTGGCCGGGTAGTGGGAGAGGTTGGGGAAAACGTGGCTAACCTATACGGTGATTCGGACGCTAAGTTTGTGTCCAGGATCATTAATTACTACGTATTACCAAAGCTAACGGCGTTGGGGTTGTATAACTTTGAAAATCTTAAATTCAAATGGGATACATCCGAAAAACTCACCCTGGACGAACAAAGCCAGATCGATTTACGAATCGCACAAATGGGCTACAAGCCAGCCAAACCATACCTTGAGGAAAAGTATAATATTAAACTCGAGGATGCGCCAGATCCGGTTAAAATCGATCCTAATAAGCCGGTAAAAGTAAAAGTTAACTCCGCCCTCCGGGAATTGTATGCTACCGCTCAATAGTACTGAATTACCACCGGATCCTCCGTTTTCCGATGAATACGAGGACGATTATGTCCGTAGGATATACAATGAGGAAATCACCAAAAACACCCTGGATAAGACCTACCACGAATTGACTGGTGGGTATCTGCAGAGCGGAGCGGAGAAAGGATTTAAGGGTAAAGTGGCCGACTTTGGCGACTTCTCACCAGAGGGTATTACAATCCGCTCGATCCGTAAAAACATCTTTCAATTTTCAGCCGCCAAGCAATATCAACAAGTCGTAACAATGAGCGACTTTATTTATGAAAACGGCCTGAAAAGCCCATACACCGAGTTTAAAAAACTGGCTAAAACGGTGTTTGATGTGTATAATAAAAATTACCTGAAAACCGAGTACGCTACCGCGGTTGGTCAGGCTCAAAGTGCCCGCGACTGGTTGCACTTTGAAAAGAACAAAGAGGAATTTCCATGGCTTAAATATCATACACAATTAGACGGACACGTCAGGGATCAACACGCAGCGCTCGAGGGACTGACCGCCCGCGTTGACGATCCAATTTGGAGGCATTACGCCCCAAAAAATGGATGGAACTGCCGTTGTTTCCTGACTCAAGAAATGAAGGGTAAGCGCTCAAACCGCGAATTGCCTGAATTCGGGACGCCGGAATTTCCGGAGGTGTTCGATATGAACCCAGGAATAGATAAGTTAATTTTTGATCCCGCGAAACACCCGTATTTCTTTGTAGAGAAAGGTGACAAGGATCTCAAGGACAATAATTTTAACTTATATGTACCGAACTAACGGGAGGGGCAAATGGGATATGAAACATGGCGTACGTTATGGCTCTGCGCGCTCACGAATCCTAACGGAGAAAACGGCCTCCCGGCTTGCTTGCAAGAACTATGAAGTTTTCCCCGATTTGGATAAACCGACCCTTGCCACAAACTCTCATTTGATCGGAATTCGTGAGAAAACGTAAACGGGGACGGGTTCCCCTTTTTTATGAAACAGTTTGGCAAAATAGATCTTAAAGCGAAACTCCAAAAGTTTTACCGGGCCCGACAGTCCGCGTTAAGGGCTATTGCCAATAATTCGGTTAACTTCTTTAAAGTTAATGTATTCGAGGCACAAGGCTTTATAGACGTAACGGTCAGCCGGTGGGCGCCTAAGAAAAAGCCAGAACCAAGCCGTAAGATATTGGTAAAAACCGGACACGGCCGACAGTCGATCCATGTTAAATCGATTATAGGAACCAAAATCACCATCGAGGCGGAGGCATATTACATGAAATACCACAACGAAGGAACCAAGAACCTACCCAAGCGCCAGTTTATGGGCAACTCCGACACCCTGAACAAACAGAATATTCGTATTTTTAAACAAAAAATGAAACGGGTATTATGAAAGCGCTTTTTAATTTCCTCAAGGCCAGGATTAACAGCAAGCTACCGCAGATTAAAACGGTGGAAATGTGGCGCGGGCAGACTACCAGGGAGCGGATTGATAAGAAACAAAACCCATATCGTACGCCTGCCATCTTCATTGAGTTCATTGTGGATGATGTGAAAAGCTATTCCCTCGGGATAAAACGTGTTGATTTAACGATCCGATTTCGGTTCGCAATGCAACACATGACGTTCGAGCGCTTGGATGATTTGGATTTTCAGGATAATTTTGATGAGTTTATACAGACACTACGTGGCAACCCGAACGACAGCGTCCAATTTTCCTCTCTTTGCGAAGTCCTTACCGATCTCGACGAGGAATTTGATAACGTCAACGAGCCTTATATTGATTATACGACTGTTTACACCAAGACATCGGCGTACACTCGTAAAACCGATTCTATCCGCGTGGGTGTGGAACCTGACATAACCGTAACCCAACTCCACGAATAAATGGCGCGAAGCAAAGACGAGATTTTAACCGGAATGAAGGCCACGGTAAGGACTTACCCGAGCCTAAACGCTTTCAAGTTCCCGGAGGACGGCGGATCGGCCGTTAGCGTGTTTAACCTCATCCTCGAGATCGTGGCTATTTGTGTATTCACGTTTGAGGTGATACTCGACAAAACAAAGTCGGATATTCAGAAAGTAGCCGACACGACAGCGCCAGGGAATAACAAGTGGATCCAAGCCCAAATGTTTAAATTTCAGTTTGGCGATGTAATTGATTTGGTGGATTTCGTTCCGGTGTACGATGTGATCGATCTAACGAAACGCATTATTACCCAATGCGCCGTAAAAGATATAGGATCGGGAGTGGTGGGGATAAAAATTGCAAAAGGCAGCGCGCCCCCATTTTTACCCTTAACAAATACTGAATTACAAGCCGTAAAGGATTATTATTATGGAACTGACACCACGGAGGGAATCGGGTTTTCTGGCGTAAAGGCCCAATTTATTACGATGGATCCCGACAGGATCAGGATAGAGGCGAACGTATTTTATTTCGGACAATATGTGGAAAACGATGTTAAAACTAATGTGGTTGCGGCTATTAACGCTTTCCTACAAAGTTTTGCAAACGATTCATTCGGTGGCCGCGTATATATTATCCGACTGGTAGACGCCATCCAGCAAGTTCCGGGCGTTAATCGCGTTGAATTAATCGCGTTGGATGGTCGGTCGTCGGCCACTGCTTTTGGATCCGGAATCTCAATCCCAATTCAGGGTTATTACGATCCGGTCGCCGGACACATTATTTCAGAGGATCACGCCGGCGATACGCTGGACGACACAATCACAATGGTACAAGAACCAGTATAATGGGATTTTTCCAAACAAATTGGCGTAATCAGGCTACCAAGAATTGCCCACCAGAGTTACGAGGCGTTTCGTTTCTGGACTGGCTGGCATCATTGGTTTCAGGGCTACAAGTAGCAATGGATAATAATGCCGCATGGGAGTCTGATTTAAGACTACGTGCCAAATTCAATTCCCAAAAAATGGTAATGCAGGCGGCATTAAACACGATCTTTGCAACCACCGGCATAATCGTAGAGACACAAACCAGCGTCGCCACATTCAATTATTCTTACAATGAAGGGGAAGGGATTGAACCTATTTTCACTTATAATGAAGATGAGGTAAAACCGACTTATATTTACAACGAGTCCGAACCGGTCGACACATACGATTTTATCGTCAAAGTTCCGATGGCTTTCTACTCTCCCGAGATCGACCGACGTGTTAGAGCGGAGGTAACTAAATTAAAACTCGGCGGCAAACTGTTTAACGTTATTAGCTACTAATGAAAAAATATAACAACCCCATTCCTGACGGCGGCGCGCCACTGAATAACAACCGACTGAATACCGAACTCAATTTGGAGTTTTGGGATACGATCGAAGGATTAATGTCGAGATTCTTATCGGATTCGGAGGGTGTAATCCTGACAGGATGTGTAATTACAGGCGGCGGCCCGTACAATATTAGCGCCGGTATTGTGTTTCTGAATGGCGAATTCATGCGACTACCGGCACAAACCGGCGTAACGCTACCGACGTACATTCAGCCGGACGCGGTAAATAACATTACAAAGCAATTTGCCGACGGCGCAAACAAAACATTGATCATTGAAAAAGCCGCCAAGATTGGCGCGGCGCCAGGATCAGGCCAGAAAATCAGCATTACAACCACCACAGATCCAGACGATCGCAGGTTTAACGTGGGATTGAATCAGGACATACAATCCGAAATAACCCTGCGAAATGCCCAAAATCCAGGCGGATTGATCACGAAGGTTGTGAATATTGGCGACTGGAATATGGATTCAACCGCCACAATAGCCGTTCCTCATGGATTGGCAGACTTTAAAAAGATCCGGAGTTTTCAGGTAATTGTAAGAGACGACGCGGATACATTTTATAGTGATCTGCTTAGTCAGACAACACAAAGTGCATACCACAAGCCGTCCGGATACTCGAATGGCGTGGACTCAACAAATATTAACTTAGGTCGTGTTGCGTCACCTGACGGCGACGGGCACCTCGGCTGGTTTGATGGTACGGGATACGATTCCACAGGATATAATCGTGGATGGATTGTAATCCATTATGCGCCTTAATTCGGGATCCTGAAAAGTTCCTGATTCATTAAATGGGTGGTGTCTGGCTTGTGCATGTATTGTAGTAAAAAGTCAGATCGAGCCGTCATAATTGTAAGTGATCCCGGCGGAAGATGTCCCCGGTCGAGAAAATAGTGGGCTAATTCATGCCAAACTACATATTGAACCTCCATTGAATCGACGTGATCGTTGTACGGATGTCCAATATTGCTTCTGATAAGAGCCTCGTTTATAACGATGGATTTACGGTCATAGTATGTAATTCCCTCATGTGGATACTCGAGTTTGGCAACACCCACAGAAAGATCTTGTTCTCCGCGAGCAAGTTTTAAATTCCTCGCTTTACATTCCTCCATGAAGGAATCGTAAAAAGGGCGCAAAACAGGGTCTACACCGAAATGATTTTGATCAACCATATCAGAACATGAGCATAAACCCAGGGCCATTAACCAGACCTTGAATCGGAGTAAAAAGGACACACGACGGATTTTCCTGGAAAATCGGTCTTTAACAGTGATTGAGCAGTGAGCGCCGTTAACCATGGATCAAAGAAATAAAAAGTAAATAATATTTACAAAACATTTTAAAAATAATTTATGGACAAGTCAATCGAACACATCGCAAAAGGCACCAAGTACACCCGGGCTTACGGCGTTCCTGGTGACGCTGGAACCACCGCTATAATGTTGCTTTATGATGAGATAGGATACAATCCAGAAACCGGAACAGGAATCCGTGGGTCATGGTTCGCGGAGGAAATGTATTACCATAAACAAGCCGGCCGACAAGTCTGTGTTTACATCAATTCCCCGGGCGGTCAGGTCTACGACGGGTTCAATATTATTCAGGCCATCGAGGATTGCGGCGCCGATACGCATATCGTAGGTATGGCGGCATCTATGGCGGGCATTATTTCGCAGTTTGGCAAAAAAAGAACCATGAATGATTTTGCCATCGGCATGATCCATGGAGTCGGTGGGTCTGACAAAGACAGCAAGCTAACAACCATCACCCAGCAACAACTAAAGGAATGCCTTATGAAGCGCTCCAACCTGAATGAAAAGGCTATCGACAAGATGATGGCACCAGGAAATGAGGAATGGATGGATTCGTCTGAAATGCTGGAAAAGGGATTAATAGACGAGGTTGTGATCACTGGAAAGTCGGTCGACAACGCACCAAAACTCAAGAATTTGAAAAAGAATTTTGAAACAACGGCCGACGTATTCAAAATTTACACATCGATAGTCAACGAATTGACACTAAAACCAACTAACGACACCGACATGGAAGAACTTAAAAAGGTTGGCGCTGAACTCGGAATTGAGAACGCAACATCTGATTCAGTTGTGGCGAAAATCAAAGAATTGAAAACAGCGTCCACGAACGCCGCAGATCTTCAAACGAAACTGACGGCAGCCGAAAAAGGCAAAACAGACGCGGAAGCGGCAAAGAAAACCGCCGAAGATTCTTTGGCAACCGAACGTAAGGCGCGCGCCACTGAATTAGTGGAGAACGCAATCCTGGCGGGTAAGATCAAAGAGGATAGCAAACAGGAATTTATCGACTTGGCTAACACCAATTACGATCTGGCTAAAAAGACTCTGAATGCAATCCAGACAACCGCAGCCGCTGCAAGTACGGTTCATAATTTCCTCGGTGCGCCGGCTAATGGCGGAACCGCAGCTACGGAAGATTATGAGACGTTAGCACGAACCAACCCTGAAAAGCTGGCTAAGATCGCAAACGAAGAACCTGAAAAGTTCGCACGCCTACAGGCCGCATACATCCAAAAGCAACAAACCAACCAAAAATAAATACTGCTATGCGCAAGAAACTTTTTTTATCTATCATTTTTGCAGCGTTCGGCCTGGTATCTGCCGGCCAATTCGCGTTAGCCGCTCTTTGCCTTTTCGCTCCATGGCAATTTTTTGAGGTGTCGGTTAAGAATTATGCCGCCGGCGCGGAACTTTTGACTCGGTATTTCCTCACAGAAATCCAACCAAAACTATTCCCGGGACAAAGCTGGTTGCAACGCGCTCTTAATGACGATGCGTTCGTAAACAATAATTCGGTTGAATTGCCACACTCTGGAACAATTCCAGCGATAACCGTAAACCGCTCATCTTGGCCGGCATCTGCTTCTCAACGTACGGACGCGGCTACAAACTACCTTTTGGAAGAACTTTCTTCCGATCCGGTGCATATCCAGGATAGCGAAGCCCTTACAGTCGCTTACGATAAACGCGCGTCTGTTCTTACGCACCTTGCAAACAGCATTAACGCGAAAGCGGGTAACCGTGCTCTTTACAAGTGGGCCGCTGGCGCCTCTGGTGCCCGTGTGATTAAGTCCACAGGTGCGGCCCGTACGGCCGCCGGCCCTTCACAGACAGGTAACCGGAATGCGTTCACCTTGAACGATATTATCAAGGTTCGCCAAATGTTTTTCCAGGACGACGTAATCACAGAGAACGCGGATCTTATGGGTATCGCGATCCTTACACCGACACAATACGCCGACTTGTTGGCTCAATCCAACATCTTGGAAGCGCAAAAATATGGTCGCGCTAACTTCCCGTCTGGCGTGTTTGATCGTGCACTCGGATTCGACATCTACGTGCGCTCGAGCGTCGTGGTGTACAGCAATGCGGACGCCCTTAAAGCAGAGGGAGCAAGCGCGGCAGCTACCGACCAAGATGCGGCAGTGTTCTACCATCCGAACTTTGTACGTCGTGCAAAAGGAGCCCTGAAAATGTTTGTAAACCCTGACCGTGCCGAATACTATGGCACCTTAATGTCAGCTTTGCAACGTTTCGGTGCGGCACCTGCGAGAAACGACAACAAAGGTATTGCCGTGATCATCGAGGACGACGGGGTATAATCGAAACTACTTTAATAAAATAAGATAAGCCACCATGTGGAAAATCGTGGGGCTTATCTAAACTAAAAATCTTATGGCTAAAAAAGATCAAAAAGAAGGCGCGCCAGTCGTGCCACTTCCAGGTGAACAAGGACAAACACCAGACCCACAATCACCAACACCAAACGATCCTGGAATCGAGGATGCCGGCGAATCTCCTAAAGAGCCTGAAAAGGTAGAGGATAAAATTATCGAAGTGCCCGTAACAGCGGCGCCAGAGGATAAGAGTATCCTTAAAACGATTGATGATGTTATTAAGCACTTCAAGGATAACGGATACGCAAAACCTGAAAATTATATCGGCCCCGTATACGCTACCGCTGACGGAAACATTTTCTACGAACAAAACGCAGCCTACACACACCACAGACAGGCAGGTGTAAAACTTTTCATTGTAAACCTGTAATATGCTATCAGGAGTTACCACCGTAGTTCAACAAGGCGGCATAGGTCGCCGGGGCCCGTCTCGCGATGGCGTGGCAGGTCTTTTATGGTATAGCGATACATTACCCGCCGGATTTTCATCCAGCACTCGGGAAAAACGAGTGTTGACTCTCGAGGACGCGGAAGCGCTCGGGATCCTGGATACTGTGTCGGCTGTACAGGTATTGCATTATCATGTGAGTGAATTTTTCCGGTTGAATCCGGAGGGTGAACTATGGATCGGTATTTATGACGTTCCGGATACATACGACTTTACAGAACTCGAGGCTCTTTACAACGCGGCTCAAGGTGACATAAGAATCACCGGTATTTACGCCAATTTGCTCACGTTCGTAGCGTCTCAAATCACCGCCATCCAGGCAGTGATCACAACCCAGGAAGCGTTAGGGTATCACTCAAGTGTACTTTATGCTCCAAACTTTGCATCCGGAACGGACTGGTCGGCAGTAGCCGACGCAAGGGCATTAACAGCGCCAAAGGTAACCACGGTAATAGGTCAGGACGGCGGCGGCGCTGGTGCGGCATTGTTCACCGCTAAAGGATTTTCGATTTCTTGCCTTGGCGCTGAACTCGGAGCGCTTTCACGCGCACAAGTACAACAGTCCATCGGTAATCCGGCAAACTTTGATATTTCGGACGGAACTGAACTTGAAACGCTTGCACTGTCAAGCGGTAAGCTGCTTTCAACGGTTTCAAATTCGCTACTTAGCGACCTGAAAGGCAAAGGCTATTCAGTTGTCCGGAAATATACCCCTAAACTCGCAGGTAGCTACTTTGAGCGTGTTCCAACATCGGTATCCGCCACAAATGACTACGCATGGATTGAGTTTAACCGTACCATTGATAAGGCGCGCCGGAATATTGAGTCAATCCTAACCCCTCAATTACAATCCGGCGTACCAACGAAATCAGACGGTACATTGCGCGACGATGTAATCGGATATTTCCAGAATCTCGTCGGCGGCGTTCTTTTGGATATGATGGCGGCCGGTGAAATATCCGGAGACGCTGGTGACATCAAAAAAATGGTGTTGATTGATCCAACGCAAAACATCCAGGCGACATCCACGCTCGAGATTACAGTTAAAATAATCCCTGTGGGTGTGGCTGAATTTATCACAGTTAAAATAGGCTTTACAACTTCTTTATAATATGGTAGGAGGCGTTCCATTAATTAACGGTGTAGCTTACGCGCACGCTGATATTACCCTCGAAATTTTCGGGGTTCCGATCATTGGTTTGACCGCCATTGAATACGGCGACGCGCAAGATATAACCCCGAATTATTCCACCGGACAACTGCCTACATCGGTAGGTTTTGGGGCGATTAAGTTCTCCGCAAAACTGACATTAACAACCGAAGCGGTACAAGCAATTCAAAGAGTGGCCCCAGGCGGAAGGTTGCAAAATATTCAATTCTTCAATATCGGTGTAAACTTCTTACCTGATAGCGGTGTCCTGGTTCGTCACGCACTTAAAGCCTGTCGGTTTATGGGTCGTCAACTATCGTCCGCCGTTAACGGTTCACAAATTGAGGAATCACTCGACATTTTCGTGGCGGACATAGACTATAACAACGCATAAAAATGTCAACCAACAAAACTTACACCATTCGAGTCCAAAAGGATTTCGAATCGGACGAATATCTCGAAATGACAGTTCGCGAACTGGACGCACCTATATATTCAGCGGCGCGTGCCCTGTTTTCAAGGGATAAAGACATCGAGGCCGCAAAATTCTTGATCGAAAATCTCCGAATCGGCGGATGCGAGGCCAGCGAAATAACAGGTGATTTCAGACGGTTACAGGCGGCAATTTATCCACTAACTCAATTACTGACCCCGTGGGATGGTGAGTTAAAAAAAAATTAGATGAATATCGGATCCCTGTCGAATATGGCACGGATAAGAAGATAATTTTAAATGGATTAGACCAGTACCGGGCGCTAATCCATTTTTATTTTGGAGTCGACCCGGATAAATGCTCCATTGATGAGTATGCAAAATTGTATAGCAGGCTAATTTTTGCGCTCGAATTTGATGGTAAACTCGCAAGACAATGAGCGACGACAGGGCGATATATCTGATTGATCTCAAGGATCTATTTTCAAACAAACTGGACATTGCAGCCAGGAAAATGGACGCCTTTGATAAAAAGGCCGGTAAGATTGGAGGGCCCGGATCTGGCTTGTCTGGATTCGCCGGAATGATCACCCGTAACCTTGGATGGGCCACACTAATTGCAGGCGCGGCCGCCGGCACGAAAGAACTATCGAAACTTGGTGCCGCATTTGAACAGACCCGTATCTCCTATCAGGTAATGGTCGGATCAGTTAAAGGCGGAAACCAGCTTTTAGCCCAAATAAAGGACTTCGCGGAGAAAACTCCATATATGTTCGGCGATGTGTCAGAGGCAGGGAAACTTCTTTTGAATTATGGTGTAAGCGCTCACAAAGTCCTGCCTACGTTAAAAATGCTCGGCGATGTAGCGGCCGGTAATGCTGAAAAACTGCATTTACTGACCCTTGCGTACAGCCAGATTCAGGCTACCGGCCGACTAATGGGTCAAGATCTTTTACAGTTGGTTAACTCGGGATTCAATCCATTAAAGATTATCTCCGAAAAAACCGGCGTATCCATGAAGGATCTAAAAAAGAAAATGGAGGATGGCGCGATTTCAGCCCGGGATGTGGAGCGCGCTTTCAAGATTGCTACCCAGGCGGGGGGATTGTTCTATCAAATGACCGAAAAGCAATCACAGACCTTTGGAGGCCGCCTGTCGACGTTTTTTGACAAACTGGAAGCTAAGGCCACCGCATTAGGTGAAGTGCTTAACGCGGCGTTTGGGCCGGTTCTGGACAAGGTTAATAAGGCGCTGGACAACCTGGATAAAACCGACACACAAAAGAAGGTTGACGACTACAAAAAAGCCACCCAGGAACGTGGTAAGATCCTGGCGATGTATCAGAACCTTTTGGAGTACAACGGTTCAAAAAGCCCATTTGCGCAAGCTGCAGCGAAAACCCTGGAACAACAATTAGTAGAGGAATTCCCGCAGTTTGCTAAATCATTTGTTAATGGCAAAGCGGTTGGATTATCCGGCTCTAAGATACAATCATACTTAAAAGGCACTCAAGGACTCGACCGACAGTCGGTTCTAAAATCTATCGATAAAGATATCCAGGACAAGGTCTACATGATAGACAATCTCCAAAAGTTATTAGCGCAAAAAAACGGTGAAATGACACAAAAGGAGGTTCTTAAAGCCCAGGAATCTATCCAGGAATTTATCGACCAACAAAAGGAGTTGATCAAAACCCGCAACGAGTTAACAAAGAATACTCCAGGAAAAGGGTTTTTATCCTCTGCTTTCAGTAACGACGGTAAATTCGACTTTCAGAAGCCGGGAGGAGCGGGAAAGAAAGGCGACAAAGTAGACGGTGAAGTCCGGAGCGGGGGGATTAAAAATATAACGATCAACATCACCCAATTAGTCGGCGAAATTAATTTCGAAAGCCTGAACAACTTGAGTGAAAATCAAGCCGTCCAAATCGTAGAACAAGCCCTTTTAACAGCTGTTAACGATGCAAATTTAGCCGTACCATGAGCAAAGTATTGATACCACGCGAACCACCATTTATTATTCCTGCCGGCGGAATTCAAAACGTTGCGCGGTTTCTGCCGTCATTGCCTGCAGATCCGACCGACGACACGATTGCCACGTCGTACCTCGGCACACCTATTTACGCAAACCTTATTTTTAACGCCGATCCAGACACACCAGAAAATGCCGACTTGGTTCTGGATACGGTTTTAATGCAGGTTGACATTCCTAAAAATGTGATAATGACCCCGATTTCGGGCCGCGATGGGACTGTTAAGGAGTATATTAACCGTGGTGATTATGAGATCATGATCGAGGGGAAAATTGTCTCCCCATTCCCGTATGTGTATCCAAAGGATTTAGCGATAGCCTTGAACAATTTATTGAATCTGCCGAAATCACTGGAAGTGAGTTCGAGTTTTTTGCAGATTTTTTCTATTCACAATATCGTGGTTTTGCGCGCCAGAATCATGGAGCAATACGCCACAAGGAACGAGATACCGTTTTTAATTACCGCCGTGTCCGACGATCCGATTGAACTAAGGGAATTGTAATGTTATTAGTATTAAAAAATATTACCACGTTAGATTCTTTCACGTTCGATTTTTTAACCGAACTCGAGTTCACGCAGTCGGTCGAAAAATTAACCACGTTGGGCTCGTTGATCATCCCAAAAAAACTACAGTACAAAAGAAACGGGCAAATAATCACCAATGTGATCGAGGGAAAGGATCCGTTATTCAAACGCGGGACACCGGTTACTATTTCAGCTGGATACGATTCAACGGTTAACCAGATCTTCAAAGGATTTGTTTCGGATGTCATTCCGCGATTGCCTCTCGAGTTCAGTATTCAAGACGAAATGTTTAAACTCAAACAGGTAACCATTTCCAATTACTCAAAAAATAACCTGACCCTTAAACAGCTGTTAACCGACATACTCCCAAGTGGGTATAAATTCAACGCGCTGGATGTTAATCTCGGTTGGTTCAGGATCAAGCGGAGCAATGTGGTTGCTGTTTTCGAGCACCTACGGACTCATTACGGATTAACCTGTAATTTCAGAAATGGGGTTTTGTACGCCGGATTAAGGTACATAACGACTAACCCACTGGAATTAAACATCCATGAATTTGAGTTCGAAAAAAACATTATAGACGACTCCAAACTCATCTATAATCGGGAGGACGATGTGCTGATAAAGTTAAAGGCAATTTCCATAGACGGTAAAAATCACAAGATTGAAACCGAGGTTGGTGACACTGACGGGGATCAACGGACAATGTATTTCTATGGGCTTGGTCTGGCTGATTTGAAGAAAATAGCCGCCGAAAACCTATCAAAAATGAAGTATGAAGGGTTTTTTGGTAGCTTTGATACGTTTTTATTACCCAAAGTTGTTCCGGGTGACGCGGTTAGAATGATTAACAAGCGACTCCCGGAAAAGAATGGGGTTTATCTTGTAAAAGAAGTTACTACCAGGATAGGGCCCAACATTGGAGGCCGACAAACTATTCACTTAGACCGTAAGGTGGCATGAGCAATATTGCGGAACTTATAAAACAACTGGCAGGACAAAATGACGAATTTTCGGAGATATATGCTGTCCCGTGTACGGTTAAGTCTTACGACGGTAGCGCCAAAACTTGCGTTTGTTCACCATCCAACGGAGACGCGGATTTGATAGATGTTCGCCTACAGGCAGACGACGGAAACAGTTTTTACGTGGTTCCTCGGGTGGGCAGCGCTGTAATGGTTCAGCCGATCAACAACATGACCGGGTTTATTGTGATGTTTTCACAAGTGGAATCCATTCAGTTTTTGGACGGATCATTCGGAGGACTAACCAAAACCCAGGAATTAAAAACGCAGCTGGACAAAACCAATGAAGTGATTAACGCGATTGTTAACTCTCTGCAAAACTGGACGCCAGTGTCCAACGATGGCGGCGCGGCGTTAAAAACTTATTTTGCGACTCAAATATCAGGAAAAACGATCGGTGATTATTCTGGCATCGAAAACGGTAAAATAACACATGGTGACATTTGACATTTTATTAAGCGATAACGAGGAATTACAAGCCACACCGAGCGGGGATTTTGTTTGTGGTGATTGCTCCAATAAGTATATAAAATATATCGTCCTGGCCGCTCCGGGGGCTTATAAAGCTACGCCAAATTGCGGGGTGGGTATTTATCAGTTTGTGAACGCGAATTCGTCACCAGCTCAAATTGAGCGCGCGATCCGCCTACAGCTGGAAAACGATGTATTCAAACGGCCAAGAATCAACACGGATAATTTTCCGGTAATTTATATCGACAGGGTACAAATCACTTTAAACAATGGCTCAAATAACTCTACCGCGTGATCCTTGGAAGGTTCGCCAAGACCAAAATATTTACGATTTAGCCATCCAGATTTATGGTGATATTGAGAGTCTGGCGAAGGTTATTTTCCAGCTGGATAACCTCGCAGACCCACCAACTGGATCATTAATCGAAACGGAGTTTACCGACAATTTCCTCGCCAACAATTTGTTTAACAAAAAATTGGTGGCAACTTCGCAATCGGAACTCATGCTAACAGTTGATTCCGACACAATAACGGCCGACGAAACAGATATAACGGCCGACCAAACCATAACCGTTTAACCATGGAACACTTCAATTTTGACAATTTCCTGAAAGGCCCTGTAATGACGCTCGCAGGCCTGCTTATCATGAGCCACGCATATTACGGATGGTACATGGATGCCCTTACTAATTGGCAGGCTGGCGGTGCCGCTATGGCCGGTCTTGCGCTTATGTTTTTAAAGGATGAGTTCCCGTCCTTGTTGAAGGAATTTGCAAAATCCCTGATTGACAAGTTCAAAGGAGGCCCACAAAAATGAAAAGACTGTTATTTTTGCTCGTTTGGCTATTTCCATTGTTGGTCAATGGACAACAGCAAACTATAAACGTAGGCACCTCCGCCAATGATCATACAGGCGATCCGCTCCGCGATGCGTTCGTAAAGGTTAACCATAACTTTACTGAATTATACAGCGGCGCCGGATCATCGAATTATACCGGCACCTCCCCAACGACTACCACAGTAGGCGGACTTCCGGCGGGATCTGACATTTCCAGCCATTCGATTTCCTCGATTTTACAGTCGATTTTGTGTCCTTACATTAACCCAACGTTCAGTTCGTTTTCGATTAACGTTAGCCCAACTGTCGAGGTTGGAACGGGTATTTCTTTATCAAAAACAGCCACCTGGAATATTGTTCTTGGTAGTGGAACCGTGGCTTTGTGCGACCTACTGGATGTGACAGCCGGAACGACGTTGCTAACAAACACACCCAACGACGGAACGCAATCATTTACAGCCACAACGATCACACTAAACACCAATGGCGCCACACAAACGTGGAGAATGGTGGGACACAACACGACCCCGGCTGGTGATTTTAATTCGAGTAATTATGTAGTAACATCCAGATTCTACCGGTTTTGGGATGCCGTCAGCGCATCGCCAACCAATTCAGTCACGATAAGGGCGTATTCAAATAGCGCTTTTCATTCAGGCGCATCCACGTTTACGCTCGTAACCGGGACAAGTTTAACCAAATTCGTGGTGGCGCTTCCGCCGGGTGTAACAATAGCCTCGGTGTTTGATCAAACGGTAAACTCATTTGTAACCGGGGATTATGCTTTAACCGGAACCGTTAACGTGGTGGACGCTGGCGGCACTAATCGAGCATACAATATTTACGAAATGAACATCGTAACCCCGTATAGTTCATCACACAATCACGTCGTAACCACTACAAACTAAACATGAAAAAATTACTCTTTTTAATCTTTGCATTCGTAGCAATTTCAGCAACGGCGCAAACCGCTTTTGAGTATCCGCATCCTTACCGAAACATGGCGCCAACGCCGAATCCGGGAGATTATTACCTATACGATCAGAGCACAAAAGCGCCTTATACATCAACATCGGATGTGATCACAAAAATCCCGTTGTCTCTCCGTTATGTGAACATGGTCGTAAGTGTAAACGGATTGCTTTACCAGTTCTATCCAACGACTGCTGACGCTGATCTAAAAATATTCATTCCAAAACTTTACACCTCTGCAGGCTCCAACACAGACGGAACGATGGATCAAAATTCCATCACCACCGCATTGTCTGGCAAACAATCAACCTTAATAAGCGGGACTAACATAAAAACGATTAATGGGAATTCAATCCTTGGAAGCGGCGATTTATCAATATCTGGCGGCGGCTCTGGTGCTGTAAATAGTGGCACATCTAATCAGATAGCTTATTACGCATCGAGCGGAACCACAGTTTCAGGAACCAACGCGCTACCGAGCAGCACAACCGCAACAACACAAGCCATTGGAGACGCCTCTACCAAAATAGCAACCGATGAGTTCGTTTCAACAGCAATAAACGGAGGAACATTGCCGACAATTACCGGGCTTAACATGAAAATCGTATCCGATGGAAATAGCAACTCCGTGGGCTACAATCTGCCGGCCGGTCAAGATTATCCTACGCAAGTATATAATGCATTGGGAGGTTCAGGTGCTGGATATTCGATAGCAAACTTCGGCGTAAGCGGGCAGACCACGCAAGACATGCAGGCCGATGCCGTTTCACAGATCGACGCTGCATATAATGGATCTAAAACCAGAAATTTTCTTTTCGCTTGGGAGGTCGAAAACGACATCTATGTAAACAGTGTATCGGGCTCTACCGCAGCGACCAACATGCTTAACTATTGGTCTGGAAGAAAAACTGCCGGGTATTATGTTATCGGCGCAACCTCTCCGCTACGAGGGAATAATTTACTTGTAAATAGTAGAATCAAAACTGCTAACACTGCGCTGCTCGCAGGGACAAGTAACTACAATGCTATTATCGATATTCCGTCCATTCCGATGTTATCTAATACGCGCGCGTCAGGTTTTCAGTCGGATTTGACTCATTTCACATATAGCGGCGTTCTCGCGCTGCGGGATGCCTATGTCTCAAAAGTTCGTGCGTCACTAAGCCAACAGGACTATACGCCGCCAAATTTTGTAAGCTGGAACGGAAATGCTCCTGATAGAGGTATGATTGTCGGCCCTACAAATTCTAATGCGCTTTCGTTCATAACAAACGGAAAGATCAGAGCAGAGGTAACGCCAAACGGAAGCCTTACAAGCGTTGGGGATGTTACCGCGGTTAATGGACTGGGGATAGGTTTAACCGTGAATCCTGGCCTCACAGCATCAGCGAACAATGATAATTTAATGACCGCACTTTTCAAGCCTGCATATTTTGATAAAAATGGCAAAACAGGCATAGTAAAAGATATTGTTCAATTCAGAGATTCAGCAGATGTCATTCAATCTCGTTGGGATGATAGAGGACGTTTCTTTCTACAGCCTACGTTCACAGCACTCAATAACAATGATCAAGGGTCTATAATGACCGGAACAACAACGGGTTATTCATCAGGAACATTTACCGCTTTATCAATAGCACCAAATCACAACTATGCCGGCAATTCTACCCGCTTTACAGCTGTCGATATCTCACCTACCGCAAACCGTGGCTCTTACACCGGCACGGTAACAACCGTTCTAAAAGTAAATTCTGGAGCGTTTGTGACATCACTTGACAAAGCTGTGGAAATAGACGCTAATGACGGAGTTGGCCTTTATATAAATCACGGGGGTAGTACATATGCCGCAAACATTTCCTCCAGTACTTCGGGTACGATTGCGGCAATAGGTGGCACAAACGGATCTGCATTGGCATTGAATTGCTACAAAATAGATGGAACCGGCCAAACCGCATTATTTCAAAATCTTACCGGGTTAAATGCATCATCATCAATACCAATAATAACATTATCTCGCCCGGTGTCCCTTAGCAATGGTGGCGGGATAGCCTTGCCTTATCAAATTGGATCTTCAACTGGCTCACTTAGAACAGCTGGTCAATCATCCGCCTATTGGATAGACAATACTAATACTTCTGAAACTGGCGGCATGAAATGGGAAACCATGCAGTCAGGCACCTTATCAGAAGGAATGAAGTTGGAGGGGAAAAACTTAACTGTAGATGGAACGATCACAGCATCTGGTGGATCGTACATCATTCCAACGTCACAGGCTGGTGGGCGAAATTTAACAGCATCAGATAATGGTACTTTGATTGTAACATCAAATTCAAGTCCGATCAGCATCACAATTCCAACAGGACTAACGACCGGATTCAATTGTAAAGTGGCTCAAGGAAATTCCGGAGCGGTAACCGTTTCAGGGGCAGGAGGCACAACCGTAACCGGTGGATCCTCCGGGACTGCCATCACAATAAACGCCGGTGATATTGTAGAGATCTACTGCACCGGCACAAATACCTACCTAATTAACCTACACTAAAATGAAAAAACTATTACTCCTATTTATTTTAATTCCTGCCATCTGCTTTGGACAGATGAAACGCGAGGTACTGACCTACAACGGTATTCAGTACCTGAAATACACTCCCACGACAATGGCGGTGAAAGGCGCCATATTGTACCTCCACGGTATTGGGGAAAAAGGAACAGATATTACGTTAGTTGAGAACAACGAAATTCCAAAGCAGTTAAAAAATGGCCTCGAAGTTCCCTACATCGTTGTAGCACCACAGCTTCCCTCCAACCAGGGCGGATGGTGGGCAAATACCACCGATCCGATTATCTCCATGATGCAGACCTACAATCTTGACCTTCACCTGACGGGTATTTCCCTGGGAGGTATGGTGATTGCTACCCTGGTTTATCAGAAACCCGGCATCTTCAAAACGGCATCGTCTATCTGCGGTAAGTTCGATCCGCCAGATGGCCCGACCGGTGCATTGATGATTACTGCTATGTCGAAGATTCCTTCTATCCACTATTATGACCCCAACGATGTTACAATTCCTTATGGTTACGGAAGTATCAAAAGTATGTGTGACCAGTTGAAAGCGCAGAGCGCCGACGTGACATTCGTAACATTGACAGGTAGTCCTTCTGCTCACGTTATCTGGCCCCAGGCGTATGCTACAAACCAATACTGGCAGTGGCTTAATAGTAAAGCGAGTCCGCCGGTGTTAGATCCAATCATATCGACGCAATTTGATGGCACAAACATCATATACACAACCCAATCAGGAAAGAAAATAACAGTCAGGCCGTTATCCATTGGATCCAATTGGAAGGACTTAGTGAAAAATGTATTTTTGCTAAACCTTGCCTCCCTATGAAAGAAAAAATTTTTTCACCTCTTGCCACACTTTTTTCCATTATTGTTTGGGTCGACGCTGTGGATTTTTTTTGGCGTTGTGTCTCTGGAATTGCGACTTTATTGATGCTTTTTTTCTACTATAAAGGGTGGAAGAAAAAACGCGTAATATTGGATTTGGAGGAACAAAAGCTACGGGCCGAAATTGAAGCGTTAAAAAAATGACGAACGACCAATACATACCGCTTTTACACCCGAAAATCCGGGATATGGTGAAGGAATTCCTCAATCTATTGCTTGAGGCTGGAATCGAGGTAAAAATCACCTGTGGGATGCGTACGTTTGAACAACAAGACGCATTGTACAACCAGCCTTGTGACTGTAAGGACAATGACGGCGACGGAAAGATCGACGAGAGCGACGAAAAAGTCACCAACGCGAAAGCCGGGCAAAGTTTCCATAATTACGGGCTTGCCATCGATGTTGTTCCGATCATCAACGGAAAGGCAATGTGGGATATTAAAAACCCTGTCTGGCAAAAGATCGCACAAATAGGCCGTGAGGTAGGATTTCAGTGGGGAGGGGATTGGACTGGATTCAAAGATTACCCACATTTTGAATTCCCAAAGGCTACATCCTGGAAGGTTCTTTACAACATCAAAAAGGCCGGTAAAATAGACAAAGACGGTTATGTTTTACTTTGAACTGATTTTTGGAATCGTTGTTACCACGATTGTAGTTAATAATTTCATCCATATTGCCGGCGTAAACCCGAAATGGATCGCCTTAGTAATCGGTGTTTTTGGCAGTGTAGTCCATTATTTCACCCATGAGAATAGCCAGATAATGGCGCTTGTCGGGTCGTTTGGTGTGGCTATGTTGTTGTACATCTACATCTATCAAACCATTAAATCCGCTCTAAAAAAATGACATTCCGCACGACTGTTATCGCCATTATATGGCTCGTCGCTTGCTATGGATGCGCATCCATTCAATACGGATCCGCCAAACGTAGCCTAAATCGAATTAAAGCCTACGCCAAGGATCACCCCGAATTCATGGACTCCCTTGGATGGATTCAAAAAGACAGCCTGAAAACGTCCGGTCTACACGATGAAATTGATTTTGCAGGAACGGAGGACACGACCAAGATTGACAGCATGTCTATTCAGTTAACTAAGTTAATCGCCGGGTCTGCATTGCGAATCGGAGATAATTGGAATGAGCCGGTTTGGAATGACTCCGCCAGGGCTCAAATGGTGTTTACGAAAGGGAAATCAGGGTCATTGACTGATATTCTCGGCGGCACACTGGAAAAGTCGCCCGAGTTATTAAAAAAGCAAATTCGAGATTTACGGAAAGCCCTGGCAACTGCCGGGTGTCCGAAATTCAAGAAAGACACAGTTTATAATTTCACAGTGATTTACGGAAAAGACACAATTAAGGTGCCGATAAATATTTCCGTGTCGGTTCAAAAAGACAAAGGCTCGGTTAAGATCGACGCCAACCAAACCAAAAAAGTCTACACAAAAAAGATCATCGAGGTGGATATAAAAAAACCGAAAGAGTTCTTTACAGATCCTTGGTTTTGGGCCTCGTCGGTAATGTTTTTGCTTTTTATCTTGCTGATTATCATTTCGTTAAAAAAATAACGACCGACTACTAAAAAATATTTTTCGAAAAGTTTGGTAATCTGACCTACTGTCGGTTATTTAGCGTTATAATTTAAACCACAAACGCTAATGAGCACAACAGTAAAAATCAAATCACAAACAGGCTCTATCCTTGAGTTTCCAACCCTGGATAATGCCCTAAGAAACCTTAAAGGAATCAACCCGACAGGGGCCCGGTTCGACAAGATCCTCCTAACATCACCATCCAGGCGAACATTCAAAGAGGCGCATTACCTACTCACAACCAACGGTTTTGAAATCGTGCGCGAGGGCGCGGAAGCCGTTCCGGTTCGAATTGAGGGAACTATCGAAGAAAATGGGGATTTAAAAATCGAGGTTATCGGCGGCCAGCCAGAGGTCGAGGTCGACGATGCGGTGGAGTCAGAAAATCAAAACGAACCATCGCCAGACGACGAGCATTTCAGGTACTTAGCGAAGCGTGTCGCCCCGTTTTTGGATCTTGAACAAAAGATCGAGGACATTGAAAAAGTTGTCCAAGACGCCTTAAAAGACCACGTTAAAGAGGTTGTTATTCACAACGAGGAAACCGGAGAGGTTAAGAATATAGGCGCGCAACATTTCCAATTTGAGGATTTACTCGCGGCAATTAAAGCGCGTGTTAACGTTCTTTTGGTTGGCCCTGCCGGATCTGGTAAAACGCAATCCTCGCACAATGTAGCCAAGGCGCTGGATTTAAATTTCTACTCTATTTCAGTTGGTCTACAAACTACAAAAACCGAATTCTTTGGCTACATGGACGCCACCGGAAAATATGTCCGCACCTTGTTCCGTGAGGCGTTCGAACACGGCGGTGTTTTCCTTTTGGATGAAATGGACGCCGGAAACGCAAATGTATTAACTGCAATTAATCAGGCTCTCGCTAACGAGTATTGCGCGTTCCCTGACGGCATGGTGGAAAAACATAAAGACTTTATAATCATCGCATCCGCAAATACCTACGGAACCGGGGCGAACCGTGAATACGTCGGCCGCAATCAGTTGGATGCCGCTACCTTAAACCGGTTTGTTGTAATTGATTGGGATTATGACGAGGACATTGAGGGTAAAATCTGCGATAATAAAGATTGGCTCCGATTTGTCCGCCACTGCCGCGGAAAAGCAGTTGAACACAAGATCCGCACGGTAATATCCCCTCGGGATTCGATACATGGTGCACGGCTTTTAAAACAAGGCATTCCCCCTAAAAAGGTGGCAAAAATGGTGATATACAAAGGTCTGAACGAGTTAGAGGTGTCTAAACTTAAAGAAAACTTTTCCGATGCGTCATTTTAAATTTAATAGTTTCCATCATTTCCTTAGCGATATGGAGGAATACCACAGGGCAAACCTCCATGTACGTAGCCGTGACTCCATAAATGGTTCGCCGTCATGGAATAAAAGTACATCATTCGAGCACGCCTTGGAAATTGCCAAATACGGCGAAAAAACGAATAACACCGAAATCTACTCCGAAACAGAGGTTAAAAGTTCCATGAACGAGTTAACGCTCATTCAGGCCGTAAGCGGACAACACGTCGACATTGGCGATTACTTAATGGGGATCCCTGAATGTATGCGTGATTACGACATCGCCAACCCGATAAAGTTCGTGGATTTACTTGTGGATGTGGCTGAACCTGTAATTACTGGCCCTAAAGAAATGATGAACCGGGCGACCGCCATCGCATCACAAATCGACAACCTTGAGAGTGACGGACACCGGGTTCGTGTATCGATTTCGATGTATGTCGATTTCGATCGTGCCGAACCGATTAGTGTTATGATTCCTGTAAAGGATTATAGTGAAGTTTTTTCCATTGAGGAACTTTACGGGGCCCTACATCCAGCAACATTTCGCAGACTGCTTTTAGGTTGGATGGAAAAGATATTCAATAACCGTATTGAGCCAGGATATGGACATCCGTCAAGCCTCGAAAACAAAGTGGCCGCATCCAAAGTGCTATCCGGCAATCCGGAGGTAATCTTTATGCCATCCATACACACCGGGCATCAATACAAGGATTTTGATTTAACCAACGTTGTTGGCGCCATTGAATTCGTTGAGCACTGGATAAAAAATCCGATTGCTAATGAGTTGATGGGGGGGGGCAACCAAACGGAAACGGAAATAGATAGTGGAGAACTGGAATTATGAACTCCAAAAAGCCTACGAGGATGGACGGAAAGCCGGTGTAACCGAGGGTTACAAAAATGGCTTTTCGGACGGCCAACGGGTAGCCAAAACCAAGACCGACGAGAGTTTCGGTTTCGGGGCATGTTGTGGGTACAATACCCACCTACTCGATGTTCTCGATATTTTGTTCGAGTTGCTTGAATCCAACGACTCCCGTAAGATCGACGGGGATGAGTTAATGGATCGAATGGATCAAATCTACCAGATAAGAAATCAGTTAAACATTTATATCAAACACCCATGAACGAGACATTTATTTTCAGCTACGAGACTGGCGCCCGCGCAAAGGGCCAGATAGAAGAAACGGCGCACATCAAAATTGACGCGACCGATCGCGGATCCCTTGAATTCTGTTTTACCAAGCTATTGGAAGCGGATCGTGGGGGGTTAATTCGTCAGATTATGCAGCGCGCTTTATTAAAATCGCAAGCCAGCGTTAACCAAAATTGACATGACTACAATACACAAACGTATCGAATCCGCGCGCGGATGTGGATACAGAAAACCGGGCGGGATTTATCTCGTCGGGGGAAGTATAGCGAATGCGTGCGGCATGTTTCCTATCCCGCTAACGGTTTGTCCGTGTTGCTCCGCAGGCATAAAGCCGACGCGCGGATGGACTTGGATAGGACGACAAATTTTCGATGCGCCGTGTAAAAAAGCCGATTGCGGCAAGGGATGTGTGCCTGACACAATCGCGGCGGGTATGCTTTGGATTGGAGAGGCATTTTATCGAACACCTACCGAGTTTTTAAACGAGGCTTTTAAAGCTGGCGTTTCTCGTAGAATAGCCAGTGTTCCGAGAGGGTTTAGTATTGGAGATCCGGTATTTCTGGCCCACCGAAAAGCCATTGTACGGTATGAAGATAATCAGCCGGAATTTACCGCTGGAATATTTGCGGTGTTCTATCCATCCGCAATCGAGTACGTGGTTACAGGAAAAGAAAGTCCGGGCGAACTTGCTGATTTGGAAAAACGTGGGTTTATACTTGTTGAGGTTACCCGTGACATCGACGCGCAAATGGAGTTACAAGACCAATTAATCACTTTCAATATAAAGTATTCATTCACAGACATCCAAGGCGTGGAGATCCAAAAAATGGTCGGATTAAAAGCCATCACCAAAAAGGACGCCAGAAAGCAGTTCAAAAAAACTTTCCCGAATTGTGGAATTATTTCTATAAAATAAAGAAAACTTTTTTACTTTTATGAGTATGGAATTACCCGAATTATACCAACGATCACCAGCCACATGGAGGGCTGGGGTTATTGACTTTATAAACGCCTTAAAATCAGAGCCAGAGGATAGGCAGATTAAACTAAATAAGTTTGCCGACAACTCGAAATATCTACCGATTGGATACGTGGAGGAAAAACTCGATTATTATTTTAATCTCTGGAAAACCACCGATTTCCAATGGAGCGTAGTAGTTAATGAAATCGTTTGTTCTATCCAGCTTCACGTGTTTAACCCAATAGCTGGGATGTGGATCGAGCGCACCGGCACGGCTGCGGTTCAAATTCAACTTTCTGCACAATATGAGGTGATCGACGGAAAACGTGTAAAAAAACCCGTGGATGTGATGGATGTATCGAAAAAAATCGCCAACACCTTACAAAAAGACTTTCCGCACGCCAAGGCCGAGGCAATTAAAAACGCCGCGAAGTCCCTGGGTAATATTTTTGGTCGTAATCTTAACCGAGACATTGAGGATCAGACCAAGGAAAATATAAGTCTCGAGGACGCGGAGATTCAAATTCAATCCATCGACGACAAGATGGAGTTAAATAAATTCTATAAGGATCTACCGTCAGCGATGCGCGACGATATACGGATCAGGAAGGCTCTAAAAGATCAAGAACAATTCATCAAAAACAACAAATCAAATGGATAAGAACGAGTACTTTAAACATCCGGGATTGAACCACAGTTCGCTATCTGATTTTGAGATCTCACCGGCGCATTATCTATATCGAAAAAACAATCCAGACCCCGACACAAAAGCCACGTTAATAGGATCGGCTTATCATTATCTTTGTTTTGAGCCCGGCAAATTTGATATGTACATGATCGTTTTGCACGAACACCAACGCCCGGTAAAGGATAAAGACTACCGCAATACTGAAAACAAGGAATGGAAGGCCGCCAAGACTGCAGAGGCCGAACGAACCGGGAGACAAATAATTTCCTCCGACGATTACGGGATCGCCTGTGATATGTACGAGGCACTGGAAAAATGTCCGGAGGCTTTTGAGTTGATCCGAAGCAAACATGCGGAATATGAAAAGTTCGCTACCTGGGAATGGAATGGAATCGTTTTTAAACGCAAAACAGATATTTGGCATCCAGATTACCAAGCTGACTTAAAGTCCGTTGTATCGGCCGATATTAGGGCTGTAGAGCGTACAGTTTTCGAATACAAGTACTATCGTCAAGGTGGTATGTATGCCGATGGCGATCGGGTGATCAATGATTCTATTTTTTTTAATCCATTTTATATTATTGCCCAAGAAAAAACCCCTCCATACGGCGTCTCCCTACATCTTTTAACCGACGAGGTGCTGGATTATGGCGCGCAAGAATACCGGAAATTAGCCATCCAGTTTGACGAATGCAGAAAGACAAATAAATGGCCCGGGTATTCATATAAATATCAGGATTACAATAAAATTTCACTCCCCAAATACCTACGCAATGAGTAAAGGCAGCGACCTACGCCACAAGATCCTCCAAAAATATGGTACGGTTTCCCGTTTCGCGGTTCTATCGGGGCTACCGTACCACACCATACAAAACGCCTGTCGGTTCAGTAACGACCGACAGATCGAAAACGTGGAAAAGTTTTTAGACAGAACACGCAACCGGGCAACGAAATGTGAAGTTTCAGAGGAAACCCGGAAAAAGATCCATGATAAACTACTCAAAATTGATCCACAGTTAAATGATAGACTGTATGAGTGGTGCAAAAAGAACGGTATTTACCGGTCGTATATCCTGACGGTTCTAAAAGGAGAGGTTAAGTTTAAAAACTTCCGCGTCCGTCGGCTAATGTCTCTTTTGAAAATAGAAGAATAGAAATTTTTTAACCTATGCCGACACGATTAACCAACACTGAAAAGTGGAAAGGATTCTTTTTCAAAAAACTTCCCCTCGAATACAAATTATTTTGGCAGTACATTAACGATGATTGCGATTTTTGCGGACTCTGGACGGTTGATATTGAGGTCGCAGAACTCCGTGTTGGCGCTGAACTATCTGTCGATATAGCACTCGAATTATTCGGATCCAATGTACAGGTTTTACAAGACGGTCAGGTGTGGTTTATACCGGAATTTATTGCGACAAATTACGGGACTTTATCGCAAACGAATTCAGTCCATCGCAAGGTGGCAGCTATTCTTGCATCAAAATGCGTTAACGTATGCGATCGCAATAATATTGAAAACACCCAAAAAACACCCCAAAAACGGGGCGACGCCGCCCCTAAAGACATGGATATGGAAATGGACATGGAAAAAGAAAAAGACATGGACATTAAACCGCGATCGCAAAAAAAATCAAAACCGGAAACTATCCAGGGCGAAATAGATATTTGGCCCACGTTTGAGGACTGGTGGAACCTTTACGACAAAAAGATCGACAAGATCAAAGCCGAAAAGGCATGGCAAAAGTTAACCCAACTCGAACGAGAAACGGCAATGTTTCACGGGGAACAATACGTAAAGGCCACTCCCAACAAATCTTATCGAAAAGATCCAACCACCTACCTAAACAATAAAAGTTTTAACAATGAAATACCCTATCCAGAAACTCGACCAGAAAACCGGAATACCGGTGGAAATCAGTTCGACGAACAAGTTTCTCGAGAGATACAAGATCGATTTAATGAAGCTGCAAAGCGGAGAGGTTCAACTCCGTGACGTATCAATGGCGTTGGCCCGTTGCCGAATGGATGATGCTATCGTGGCGCCGACCGTAACACAACTCGAACGAGAGATTGGAACACAAACAGTTTTAACGATTCTGCTTTTTGAACTCGAAAAGATCAATGAAATGTTCAACGCGAACCAGGGATTAAAATTAAAACATACTCAATGTGCGGATATTGCGGTTATGCTTATCGAGGAATTTCCACACGAATCCATTGAGGATTTTGTTCTCGCGTTCCGTAAAGGCATTACCGGGAAGTACAACGACAAGCTGTTACGACTGGACGTTCAAATAATTTTCGGATGGGTTAGATCGTTCCTCGATGAAAAATCCGAAAGAATTGAGTTGCTACATAAGGCAGAAAAAGAGATTGAAAACAAGCCATACACCGACGAGGAAAAGGAAAAAATTGCCAAAGTGATTAACGAATCATGGGTTGGCGATGAGATTAAACGCCAGAAATTCGATAAAGATAATTACGAGCGTTTCCGTGCAGGGTATGCGGTAAAGGCGCAAGCTAAACGCGACGAATACGAAAAAAGACGGATACAAAAACAACAAAAAGACCATGAACGCGCAACGAATCACATTGACGAATCTACATCACATGATGCACCCGGAGACGAGGAATCAAGAATTGATGTTTGATGGACTGGTATTAACAGGTAATAAGGGCATTGCTTACGACAATATTTGCCGTGGCATGAATTCCGGAAAGGATTTTTATCTCCTTTGGCGTGATCCTAAAAAGACCCTCAATCAACTAAAATATTATTGGGGCATCGTTCTTGAGGATATAGCCGACCAGACCGGTTACTGGCCGGACGAGATCCATGATTTTAACAAAAAACTTTTCGGAATAAAGTCGACCTATTTCATCGGCAACGAGGCAGCCGAACTCATTAAAGGACTTTCCAAGATGGGCAAAAAACGGGCCGCTGAATTCATCACCAGGGTTATAGAGCACTGGACAAGCAAAGGTATAATTATCCGTGAGGCCGACCGGTTGACCGGGGAAGAAATTGTAACGGCTATAATGACTGATGAGCAAGATTAACGAAAACAAGCTATGGAAACACTTTTCCCTGTACATCCGTATGCGCGACGCGATGCCATTTTCGGGCGTCGCGCAATGTATCACGTGTGGAGCATACCGACATTATACAGGTGGAGATTGCGGACACGGCATCGGAAGGCAGCACAAAGGAACCAAATACGACGAGCGGAATAATCACTTTCAATGTAAAACCTGTAATGGTTTTAATGGAGGAATGAGGGAGGTGTATGAACGCGAGGTTGATAAAAGATATGGGCCAGGGACGTGGAATAAACTACTCATCCAAAGCCGACAGGTCGTTAAGTGGTCACAATTTGAAGTAGACGCAATGGCGGAACATTACCGTAAACTGGCGGAGCAAATTAAACGAGAAAAAAATTTATAAAATATTTTTGTTTTGTTGAGTAAATTCCACGTAATTAGATGCCATGATTAACGGATTTGAATACGAAACTGGCCCACTGGACGATACCGAACTACAAATGGTAGCGCAGTTTGTGAAGGGTTTTAGCGGGAAAATAGGCGCCGACAACGCCGTAACATCGGATCAGATTATTTTCGGAATGAAAGCACGCGGTTATAAAATCACCGGCGCCAGAGTGCGGAAAATTATCCACTACATACGAATAAAAGGTTTGGTTAAAAACCTTGTGGCTACCTCTAAAGGATATTATATCGAAACCGATCCGGATAAAATTAAGGAGTACGTAAACGGCCTCAAACAGAGGGCGGCGGCGATAACCGCGGTCGCTAATTCTTACACATAAAATACAAACATGATGGAACAACCTATCCCGCGAATCCGAAAAGAGGATCGCGATCTAAAGACCCACAAGGAACGGGCGATGGATCTACTTAAAAATCTCAACGACGACAGTGAAATATTTCTGGCGTTCGTAAACCCAACGCCCGACGGCGGCGGAGATCTGGAACTCGTTCTAAGCATGGAGGTACAAACCACCATAACCATTATTCACACATGGTTAAAGCAATCGGGTTTATCTCCCATGCAGTTATTACAAGGATTGGCATTTGAGGAATTAAACGAAAATGGCGCAATGATTCAACACGAACGAATGACGGAACAAGAATTCGAGGATTTCAAACGCCGGTTAATTAACGAGATTAACGCCATAAAACACACCGACGATCCGCATATCGTAGCCTTTGTATCCAAGGGACACGACGAACCGCGCCGATTTGGACTTGGTTGCCCTGGATTTCTGCGCTCTATGGCTGTAGAACTCGTAAAGGTATCATGGGAGCCTCCGCAAAACGAACAACCGGTTAAAATTACAGGAAAGGGGGGCATGGCATGAGTGGAGTAAACAAAGCGTTTCTAATCGGTCGTCTCGGGAAAGATCCCGAGGTAAAGACCACAAGCAGCGGGAATAAAGTGGCAAACTTTTCATTAGCCACCTCCGAGCGATACCGAGACAAAGTCACTGGAGAAACAAAAGAGTTAACCGAATGGCACAATATTGTCGTCTGGCGACAATTGGCCGAAATCGTCCAAAAATACCTACATAAAGGCGATTTAGTTTACATTGAGGGACGGATAAAAACCCGTTCCTGGGAAAAAGACGGCGTTACGCGATATACCACTGAAATAGTGGCCGACACGTTAACAATGCTGCATACCTCTAAGGAACGCGGCCAGCCACAACAAGCCCAAACATACACCACTAACGACGACGATTTACCATTCTAACACATGACCACTACAAACGTGCTTCTATTGCTGGCAGGCATCGGATTTGCCTCCCTGTCGAGGGTCTTAAACCAAGACCACGCCACCCATTCGGTTTATGGATACTTTAACGGTATTTGGCCGGGCCTGATTGGGTTTGTAATTGCAACGTTTACCCTGATCACCACGCAAGCTAAAGCGCATGCGGAAAAATTCAAGATGAACGAAACAATTAACCACACCACGGCATGGTTATTGCGCGTCATGTTTGCGATTGCCATTACGTCTATAATCCATATTTTCTACTGGAATTGGATGAAAATTGGTTTTATGCTATTGTTTGCGGTTGCTTATTGCAACATCGTTTTCAACATATCACTTTATCAGTACCGCAATCTAAAATTTGATTACCAACCGTTTCCAGGCGACCCGAATTCCTCGTTTGAGGATCGGATATTCCAAAAATTCGGGCACGCCGGATCCACAATTTTAGACTTTACATGCCTTGCAATCGTGATTTTTGCGTCATGGAAGTACGTGTCAGCATGAAACGCACACCACATCTAAATATGTACCGTCGATTCATGGAAAGAAATGGAGAAATGGACGGAACTGGACTTTGCACGACAAAAGAATTAGATTCTGTAGGCAAATTCTACAAGATCATGGCGCCAAATATTCACGATACGAGGCAGTTAATTGATGAGGGCAAAAATACCATGTTTTGGGGATCTGATTCGCCGACGTTCGAATCATTTCGATTCACACCACTACGCCAGACGCTGTTATTGTTTTGGGCCGCTTACAATGGGGAATTATGATGGCATTAAAAGCGCTACAATGGGCCGCATTCACCGGCCTCGCAATGACGATTATTATCGTCTGGATGCTTTGGTTACTTTGTTTTCGATGGATTAAACGATCAATTCTATGGCGGCGATAGACCTGGCAGAACTTATCAAGTCGGCCGCAAACGCGGCCTTCATACCACGGAATCCAGCCCTGTATGTTGAGTCAGTCGGCAGGCCATACCCATGGGAGGCTATCGAATATCCGAGAGGAAACTATGATCACGATAGTAACTTGCGATTAATCGAACGCGCGGAACACCCATTTTTGTACGATCGTTTACAACTCCTTCCGGATGATGTACTATGGAATGATAGACACTTACACCAAACTATTTACATTGATACATCGTGGAGGTGTGAATGTTGCGCGTCGTATAATGTTATACAGTCCGTGACATACTGTCGGGCAACCGGAAAAATAACGTATCGGGAAGTGGATTATGAAGTCCGATTAATTGGCGGACGATGCAAAAATCATCAATTATCCGACACGGAAATCCGGAAAATAAAAAACGGAATGGATCCGTTAATTATTGAGATAAATTATTAATTTTCAACACTTTAAACCCATATCTTTATGTTACATTCAAAATACAAAATTCTTAGCTTACTCCTTACCTGTGGATCCGCTGTCATATCCGGAATCCTGTTTTTGCTTGCTCCATTAGCATTCCAAATAGTTGTTTTATTCTGGATTGCAGCCAGTTCCGCCGGTGTTACGCTTTTGATCATTGCCCATGAAGCGCGCACGCTTGACGCCAAACACGAGCAAGCGGTCAAACTCGGGGAATCTATAATTTCAAAGCATGACACATTTTTAACCGAATTAGCCAACAAAGAGGGCATTATTCGAATGAATAACCACGTTACCGTCTTATTGAGTGAAAGGTGTCGATCATACGAAACTGAAATTGCAAGACTTCATGAGGTGATAAAGGAACTCGAGGAATGATCTATGGTAGCTGACAAAATAATACTTGCTTGCTCATTGATGTCGATTCTAATATCGGCGTTTTGTGTGGTTTGGGGGATGATAAACGACCACAATCCATCCAGTATGTTAATATACCCTACCGTGATAATACTTAACGCCTATACGGCAGGATCAGCGGCCGGACGATTAGCTAAACGCAAATGATCATCTATAACGTACATGCGTACCGATGGGGTAGATTCGAGAACCACAATTATCCTGTCGGTACATTTTCAAAGCGCAGCGTGGCAATAGCGGCAGCCGAACGACACACCACATACAGAGGCGGAAAATACGCCGTTGTGGTTCGCGAATGTGAAGTGGACAAGCCAAAGGACGACGAATTTGAGGAATCAGGCGAAACACTCGACAAGATCGTGTACAGAACTTATTCATTACTTGAAACCGCTGGACTCGGATCCGATGATGATCCACGGCTAAAAATAGGACAATGAGACTAAAATTTAAAAATGTCGGATTGCGATTCGACACACATTACAAGCAGTGGTATGTAACACCAGCGCTATACGCGGTCAGGATACCAGGATTTAAGCCTGATTTTATGCCAGGATTCCAGATTCCGGGATTTTGGCACATTGAACTCACATGGTTAAAGTGGGCGTTTGTGTTTACTATCGATCGTAAAGATGAGCCTGGATTACCGGTTTATGAGCCGCAAGTTCCTGAATTGAAAAACCAGGAACCAACAGAAGACCGACTACAAAAACTAATTGAAAAAAGCGCGCAATTACTGCGGTATCTAATTTTCATCTATGCCGCAATCGCCGTCCTGCAAGCGCTGGAAGTTATACTCAAACTATCGAAATAAAACCATGGACTTATTCAATCAGATTAATGAAAAAGTATTAGGCCATCCAGGCCATGAAATGATCGAAAACGAGCGGAAAAGCCATTTCACAAGGCATAACCGAACCATTGAGGATGACTTCAAAAACAACCACATGGGGCAATTATTTATTTGCCGCAAAATTTTTAGTCCAGCCCATTATATGGGAGCCAGACATTCCGGTACATTTACCATCCGAATGGAACCTGGAAATATGGCTTAAAATGTGCCGGAAGCCAATAATTGACCATTGGAAAGTGATGTGTTGCGTGAGTTCTTAAATAAGAATCAGAATGAAATTTGACTCCCTTCAAAAAGAACGCGAGGAATTGATTGTAAAGGTAAAGGATTTAGAAGAGCAAGTAGAATCAGGGTATCAAACCAATCTTGAATTAGGTAAAGATTGTAGAAGACTTTGCGATGAATTGCATGAAGCTAAAAAAGAACGCGATCAACTGAAGGAGACAAACGAGCGCATGAAAGCATTTTTGATAGACCGAATTCGCAATTCATACATATCAATTGAAAACGGAGGCTGCGAGGCGTACCCATGGGATAGCTTCGACACCCATCAGATCGAAGGCATGAAACGCGCATACCA